GTACAAGCAGGTATTGAAGGTTTAGACTTTAAAGCTGGTAACTACAAGTCACAAAACGGCTCTGGTTTATTACAGGCGGAAAGTGCCGCAACTAATCAATTTGAAGTAGGTACTTCAATTGCTGGTGCTTCAGTAACTATAGGACAAGTATCAGGCGAAGGTAAGGCTACTATGGATGCAGGTTTCGAAGTTGCTGGTTTAGATGTTACTGTACAAAACGTATCTGCTACTGACCGCTTTATTACTGTAGTTGCTAACTTCTTCGGATTTGGTACTACTATCGAAACACAAGAAACTGCTACTGGTCGTAATACTGCAGTAAGTGCAGGTCTTGATATTGCTATCGCAGAAGGTACTTCTATTAATGTTACTGGTGTTTACATTGACGTTGAAGATACTGCAGGAGTCACTCAAAACGACGGTATTTTAGGTGATGTATCAGATGCTAATACAGGTTCTACAGTTACAGCAGGTATAGCCTCTTTAGCTACTGATATAGGTACTGTAACTGGTAAGTATATTATCAAAAATGATTTAGATACATATGTTGCTGAACTAGAGCGTGGTATTATGAAGTACGAATACTCTAAAACTGAAGATGCAGATGGCATATTCAGTGCTAAACTAACTGTTGCATTTTAAACTATAGCTAGTTAACAAGAACCCGCTTAACCGCGGGTTTTTTATGCACGTAAGAAAAATAGTAGTTGACATTTTGCTCATATTTTGATATAATAGCATATAAAATGGAGGTATAAATGAATAATCTAGCAAAAGTGGAAGATGCGCACATAAGTCCAGAAGGCCTGGAAATAGCAAACACCTATTTAAAAACAACCTCAGTTGCAGAAACCGCTTTAACTTTAGGACTTCCCGAAGATCAAGTATCTCGTTACTTGGGGCAGCGTGAAGTGAAAAAATATGTAGACACTGTTTTTCTTGATATAGGGTATAGAAACCGTTTTAAGTTAGCGGGTGCCTTAGATGATATCATTGAGCGCAAACTGGAAGAACTAGAAGAAGCAGATATGACATCCAACAAGGATATCGCAGACTTACTGCAAATGGCTCATAAAATAAGAATGGATGAGATTAAAGCTCAGACAGACTCAGCTAAAGCAGAGCAATCTACTATCAAGAATCAAACAAATGTTCAGATCAATGATAATAGTACGTTCGGTGAAGGCAACTATGGGGAGTTAATGAAAAAACTATTAAAGGATGGATAAATGCACTATATTGAACAACGTATGAATAAGTTCCCTGACCTAGCAGACGAGGACATTTTAGAAATGTACCCAGAAGCTACCCAGGGAATGATCGACGAATTTAGAAAGAATAATAAAGGAGAGGCAAATGAGCCAAGCAGAAAGAGCGTACTCAGTTTTACAAAAACTAACGACTAAGGAAGCACCCAAAGGTGAGGACTTCGATTCATGGACACTAAGGTGTATTGAGGCTTTGACAGACAAAGTATCAGCAATGGATTTAGAACTCACAAAATTAAGGATTAAAAACAAATGAAACTGGAAAAAGTAAAACGCAAAATTGCAGATGGCTATAGTGATGGAGAAATCGCTAGTATGTCAGGTATGGCTATAGAAGAAGTGGCTAAATTAAGAGCACCAGCTCCTGTAGTTAAAAAACAGCAGGACGCTCCTAAGCCCGTAGCAAAAAAAGCACCCACAGCTTCTAAACCTGTGGAGAAACCTGCCGAGAAGTAGTTGTGGAGAGTAGGGTAAACTCTATTGAAACTGATCTGGAGATTCTTAAGAGGGATATGAGCAGCTGTCAGGCAGCACTACATAAGGACATAGAGTTCTTAAAGTTAAGGGATCCGCAGTTACCTAAATGGCTCAAGAACGCAGCTGGAGCAGTAGTTATAGCTATCTTTGCCCAAACGATATCAACAGTATGGTGGGCAAGCGAACTTAGTGCTAAACAAAAGGCTTTACAAGTACAAACGGAGAAGAACACGGCTTTTATAGAGGGGTGGCCAACGATGCATAATGAAGTAATGGTTGGCTTAGCTGAAATTAAATCAGAGAGCCGTCATATGAAAGAGATGCTACACTCCCTAAAAGAGGAAAATTCTGCGATTAAAGCTAAACAGTATGGCCACTTCAAAGACATAAACGGACAATTTGCAGACTAATAAAGCTTAAAAGGAGATATATGGTAGACTTTGACGATGAATGGATAACTTCAATTTATGAAAATTGCGCAGTTGCAATGGAAGGTTTACAGGCAAAAGAAGGAACACAAGAGTTAAGCCCAGAGGAACAAGGATTAAGCAACTTATGCGAAGTTGTGGTCTATTTGTACAACGAGGTTTACGAGGACCCCGCGCATGTTAAAAACGATACCGTTTCTAGCAGACGAGTCCTACACTAATTTGAGACGACCTATACTAAAATAAACCCGCCGTTGATTCGGCATATGGACTAACTGAGGGTTATCTTAAATACACAAATATAAGGCTTTCGGGGAGTCTAGTATTTTCACCCTTTCCGAAAGGAGAGGGTTTTCTATTATGGATTTAATATTATATACTTTAGCAGACGAAGAGATACACAGAGTAGAGTCTCTAATAGAAAGCAATATACCTAAAATCGAAGCACTAGTTCCTGAGTATATGAAAATATACAATGAGTTATGTGGCCCAGCTACCGAGAAAGAGAAAGATATAAGCCTAAAAAAGATGTATAAAGAAGCGTCTATTAAGGTTCATCCGGACAAGGGAGGGGATGAAGAAGTGTTTAAGGAACTATCTTCTGCATATAATGAAGGGGATACTCGGAAGTTCATGAACGCCTACAATAAAGCAATGGGAAACCAAGTTGAAGTTTTAGGTGAGCTTATGAACACCAATGGATATAAATGGGCCTTGATGTATGAGGAAGGAAGGTTCGATGAAGTTAGACAGGCTTTTTTAAAGCACTTATTAAATGAAATATATACACTGGAGACTAAATGAAGGTAATATTGATTTTTATGTTTTTATTTTTATCTGGATGTACTACGTTTTCAAGCACTAGTAATAAAGTTAAACCACCTGTAAAACATACCTCTATAGTAACTATAGTAGAGGAAGACATCGACTCTTACGAAGAGATCGGGGAGGAAGACCTTCCTAGTATGGAAAAGATTTTAGAGGGTTTTATGCCCTCTTATTTATTATTCTAATATCAGCGGTTATAGCCACTATTAGTACAAAAAGGGATTAATGTCAAAAAAGAAAAAGATGACGGCGTCTAGCGCCATTTCAAAGTTAAATTTAAGTTTACAACCTATTGAAGCAATGACTGATGCACAACAGCATTTCTTCGACAACTACGATAAAGGAAACTCTCAATTATTAATGGGGTTCCCTGGCACTGGTAAAACATTTCTCAGCCTATATAAAGCCTTTCAAGATATTATCTATGGGCAGATGGATGTACAGCAATTAGTAATAGTACGAAGCGCAGTCCCTACTAGGGATATCGGCTTCTTGCCTGGAAACCTCGAAGAGAAGTCCCAGGTGTACGAATTACCATATAAAAAGATATGTTCAGAACTATTCGGTAGAGACGATGCATACGAAATTCTAGTAAAACATGGAGTAATCCGTTTTATGATTACCTCTTATGTTAGAGGGCTAACGCTAGATAACTGTATCGTAATTATGGACGAGTTTCAAAACTGTACATCTCATGAGGCTGATTCAGTATTAACTAGACTAGGTCAAAACTCTAAAGCACTATTCTGCGGAGACTTTATGCAGACAGACTTCACTAAACGATCAGATAAGGATATCTGTAAATTCGTTGAAGTATTGGGCTCTATGCCAAACTGGTTTAGTGTAAATCACTTTCAAGCAGAGGACATTGTTAGAAGTGGCATAGTAAAGGCGTATATACAAGCCAAGTACCTTATTCATAAGGACGGATATTAAATCATTATGTTTCTCAAACTAACAAGGTGTATAGCCGAAAAGAAGTGTTTTCAATCATGGACATGGGTAAAGTGTAAGTGTCTAGCATATGTAATTGCTTGGATGGTACTAACCCCAATAACAATTGCGGCCTTCGCACTATTTATGGACCAGGCTTTCTCATGAAGATGGTAATACATCACGTGCTATTCGCTTCTTTAGCTCTATTTCTTGGGATCACCTTAGTACAAAATGCCAAAGCTTTAGACGACTTCGATTTAGCTAAGTATGGGCCAGATCAAAAAGTAGAGTTAGTAAGGACCGATTTTGTACTTAAAATTATAACGTATACAAGTAGAGATCGTCTAAATAAGGCTTTTGAGAAAGCAACCGGTAAGCCGTTACCTGAGGGTGCCGGAGTACGTGGGTTCACTAATGTTAGACCCGATGAAGATGTGTGCTATGTACATATTATATTAGCTGAGATATGGGATGACAGAGAAGCGATGGCCATAATGGGCCACGAGGTATATCACTGTACCTTAGCAGATCATAAGGACGTAATGGCTGTTTTGCCTATTACGGAGGATCCTAAAGATACCTCTATAAACGGCGCAGATATCGAAGATTTATATGCTGAGGATAGAAGGCTTGAACTTAAGTGGCTAAAAGAAGATTATGAAAAGATGGGAATTGAGGTAAATTAATAACAAAACAAAACTACCTCTAAGCGCAGTAAGGAGAAAGTATGTTTGGATTACCAATCGAAGCAATAAGTATGTTAGGCTCTACCGCTATGGGCGGTATAATGAAAATGTGGGGCCAAGCTCAAGCCGATAAAGCGGAGCAGCATAAGATGTTACTGCAAGGTAACTTACAAATCGAAAAAGGTGTTAATAACGCTAGGCAGATGCAAAACCCTAATGCTGCGTGGATCAGAAGATTCATAGTAGTATTCAGTCTTTTAGCAGGAGTCGGAATTGTATTTATGGCGCCAATTATGGGTGTATCTACCAATGTACCCATAGAGGTAACCGAGGGGTTCAAATTCTTATTTATTGATACTACTCATACCGTTACAGAGTATATTAAACTAGATGGATTTGTTACCCCAGAGTGGCTACCTGTAGCTATAATGAATATTATTGGCTTTTATTTTGGGTCTGCAGCAATGAAAAGATAGCCCACAAAGGTAATTTTTACCACCTAAGAAATTTAGTATTGACAAATTACGAAAACCTGGTATAATTTTGTACTTGTCAATACTGACAAATCTTAAATATAGGAGAATATATGGTAGATAAAATTCTGGGCTGGATTAAAGCCGCAACAGAGGCCGGAGTAGCATTAATTGCTCTAGCAATAGTTTTACAAGTGATCTTTGGCGGAACTGTACCGTTCATTGGTGGAGATGTTATCGGAACTATTACCGGCATCATTACTAACCTAGGTAACGCAGGACTTGTAGGTCTAGCAGCACTTGCAGTAGTATATCACATTTTTACTAAAGACTAAATCTGTGAATAAAGCCTTACGTTAGTAGGGCTTTTTTAATTTTATTTTATGAGGAATATTAATGCTAGAAATAAGCAGAAGCGACGTACGATCAGATGAATTAGTTGAGTACCCAAAAGATGAGAGGTTTATAAAACTTCCAATCCAACAGTATATGGAACTTTTAGGAATAACTCCTATTGCATCTCAAGTTGCACTGATTAACGCACTTAATAATCCTAAATATCGTTTTGTTGTAGCAGCACTGTCTAGAAGACAAGGTAAGACTTATATAGCAAACATAATTGGGCAGTTAGTAGCACTTGTACCTGGTACAAATGTTCTAATCATGAGTCCTAACTATTCACTATCACAGATTTCTTTCGATCTACAACGAAATCTAATTAAGCACTTCGACTTAGAAGTAGCCAGAGACAATGCTAAAGACAAGATAATAGAGCTAACAAATGGAAGCACTATTCGTATGGGATCAGTCAATCAGGTTGATAGTACCGTTGGTAGGTCTTATGATCTTATTATGTTCGATGAAGCGGCACTAGGTGATGGAGGGATGGACGCGTTCAACGTAGCCCTAAGACCTACACTAGATAAACCTAATAGTAAGTGTCTATTTATATCTACCCCACGTGGAAGAAATAACTGGTTCTCCGACTTCTACCAACGCGGGTTCAATGACGAGTACGATAACTGGATATCACTACGAGCCACATACCACGAAAATCCTAGGATATCCCAAAAAGATATTGATGAGGCTAAGAAAGGTATGTCTAAGGCTGAGTTTGAACAAGAGTACTTAGCCTCTTTTAATACTTTCCAAGGACAAGTATGGGACTTCAACTACGAAGAATGTGTGGCAAACCTTGAGGAACTTGATACTTCCAAGATGGATGTATTTGCAGGTCTTGACGTTGGTTACCGCGATCCTACCGCATTTTGCGTTATTGGGTATGATTGGGACTCACAAACATATTATATTTTAGACGAGTATATGGAAGCTGAGAAGACTACTGAGCAGCACGCTGAAGTTATTCAAGCACTAATTAGTAAGTGGGATATAGACGCGATCTACATCGACTCCGCAGCTCAGCAAATGCGTTTCGATTTAGCCCAGAACTACGATATTTCAACTATCAATGCAACTAAGAGTGTACTGGATGGGATTGCGTCAGTCGCTACAATTGTGGATAATGACAAATTGATAGTAGATCAAAAGTGCGACCACACTCTAATGGCATTAGATCAATACCAGTGGAATCCTAATGAGAACCTACTAACTGAAAAACCGGTACACAACATGGCATCTCATATGTCAGATGCCCTGCGCTACGCCTTATATACGTTTGTAGCAACGGATATAACGTTTTAGGGTATACCAGGTCAAAAATAGCTCTTGACTTTTCTGTTGAAATTTGATATAATTGCCCATATACAGAGAAATTTTAAGAAATCAACCTATGAGTGAACTTAAACGTGATAAGATTAAATACATAAGAGACCGCGCAAAGTCCGCTTATGTAAAGGACGAGGAATGTTACATCTGTGGTGGAACTGAGTCTTTAGACTTCCACCACTTTTTAAGTGTAACGGAACTTCTTGATAAGTGGATTAAAGTAAAGAAACTAGTTATATCGACTGCGGAAGATATGATGGAAATGAGGGATGAGTTTATTGAAGCACACCATAAAGAAATTTATGATGATACAATTACTCTTTGTCACAAACATCATTTAAAACTGCATTCCATATACGGTAAGAAACCTGCTTTAGTCACTGGCCCCAAGCAGCAACGCTGGGTAGAAAAAAGAAGAGTAAAAGAATATGGGAATAATTAAGAATTTGATTCAGAAACTGAATCCGGCGCAGCCACAAATAGCGGCAGCCCAAGGAAGTCAAGGACCCCTAGAACCTTCATTGCCTTATGAAAGAGCATATGATAGATTAGAGGTGGTTAATCGCGGTGTTAATATGATTGTTGATGCAGCAGCGCAGATCAATATAGATGTAGGAGACAAAGAAGCATTCCCCGGAGTAGCAACTATTAGACATAAAAAGCTAGTAACTCTACTTAACAGGAATCCTAACCCGTATCAATCAGCAGATGCTTTTAAGAGAAACATCTTTCTAGATATGATTATGGATGGTAATGCCTTTATGTATTATGATGGTGCAAGTTTATACCATCTACCTGCCGAGAACGTTACTATTATTCCAGATAAGAAAACATTTATCAAAGGGTATGATTATAACGGAACTAAATATAAAGCTGATGAGATTATACATATTCAAGATAATTCATCAGGTTCAATATATCGAGGTAAGTCAAGATTAAGCTCAGCGAAGCGCTCAATCAACTTGTTATACGATATGAAAGATTTCCAGATGAACTTCTTCAAAAATGGAGCAGTTCCTGGCTTAGTACTAAAGACACCAAATACTCTTAGTGCTAAAGTAAAAGAC